CACGAACCTAGAAGAGAACACCACGAATTATTTGTACTTCACAGCAAACGACGGCACCGACTTCGACAACGTGATCATCACGGATCGCTACCCATGCTACGTGGACCTGTCTAACTACGTCGACGCTATCGGTACTGACGCAAGCGATCACGAAGAGGACTTCGCCCGCATGCACATGGTTGCTGGCACCGACCTCATGGCCGTGCCTAAGCAGTACAAGCAAGCTGCGCTGCTGCTGATCGGGCACTACTACAACCAACGCGAGGCGGAGAACCCGGGCGGTATCACAATGGAAATCAAGGAAGGCGTACACCGCCTCCTGCAAAGCGTTCGTCGATTCTAATGAGGGCAGGTCAACTAAACGAGAAGATCGACATCTACCGTCCGACAAAGACGGTGAACCAATTTGGTGATGTGATTCATAGGTACACTCTCTGGAAGGAGGGTGTTCGTTGCAGGATCACAGCACTGGGCACACCATCGGCTGGTGCATCCGAGTTTAATGACGATGACCAAGAGGTGGGTGAGATGAAGTCGGAGTTCGTCACACGCTGGGTGTCCGGCGTTCAGTTTGACGACGTCATCGTGTGGAACGGTGGCATCTTCAACTTGTACTCTGTACTTCCGATCGGACGTCGCGAAGGCATGAGGCTGCGCGCTCGCCGCCGTGACAACGACAGCCGTCCACTAAACGTAGTGGATAGCGAAGGCAATGAAACGACAATTTCAGACAGCAACCCGTCGACATGAAATCAGGAAACTTTGCAGCCAACCTTCACCTTGTCGGATTCAAGCGAAGCGATCCATTCGCTCGTCGCCTCCGTCGTCTGAAGGACTTGAACAAAAGAAAGAATATCCTCTACCAGGGGATGGCAAACGCAGCAAGACCTATGCGTGATGATATGGAAGCTTCCGCACCTGTGAAGACAGGGGTGCTGAGCCAGTCCTTCCGCATCCGCAAACTTAAAAAGACTCCACAGTACGTATTCGGCATCCGTGTCGGAGCTGTCAGTGGACCCCGAGTCGTGAGCCCGGGCATGCTTGACAACGCCAAAATCGACAAGTACGATGAAGGCGATGTCTTTAACATGGCAGGGTGGCGCGATCACTTCGCGGAGCTGGGGACGGTCCGCCATGGCCCGACTCCCCACATCGCTCCGGCAATTCAAAAAAACCTCGGACGCTATCAGAAAGAGGTTCGCAAGGAGATCTACAAAGCCATCGCGAGACTCGATAGCAAGAAGAAGTAAACACACAAAAAATGGCACTACTAAACGCAAACTATCTTGGGCTTTATGCCTTCGCCGACTCGGGGCAGACCACTGCGTACCGAGTTACGGCAAACGACACCTTGGCCACAGCAGAGACCAACTTCCTTGCCGCTGCTGCCGATGGTGACTATGGCTTGTTGGTGAAGTCTGCTACAGACGACATTCACGAACGGTCAAACCTTCCCGCAATTATTAAGGATAACGCCGGAGCAATCGCTGACGCAACAGGTGACTTGAAACTCTTGGCAGCAGCCACGTCCACAACCCTGGACATGAACAACACGATTGACGAAATCGTGGCTCGCAGCTCTCAGTGCAATTCAGAGACCTACGTCATCGGAGGAGCTCAGTCATGGTCACTCTCTGCTGACGGATTGGTTCAGGACGTTGTTGAATCATCCCAGAGTGGAGCTACCGCTTTGATGGATATTGCTCGCGGAAGTGAGTACGTCCTTGTCCGCTTCGTTGTAGACGTGACGAAAAAAGACACAGAGGGAACACAAGAGAACTACGTCAATTACATTGGTCAGGGCATCATTGAAAACGTCAGCATCACTGGTGGATTCGACGATACAGCAACGTACTCTGTGAGCATTCGCGGATACGGCAAGCTCTACCGTTACAACAACGCAAGCTAAGAAATCATGGCAGTAGTAAACGCAAATTGTCTAGCTATCTACTATGATAGCGTTAACTCTCAGAGCAAAGCCAAGGTGTATGCACCTTATGCCAGCGAAGGTGATTTTGAAAATGTCTACACAACACTGACGGCTGATCGTGTTATTGTTGCAAACGTCAACAGCACGAGCGGAGAAAACAACATCTTTGTTGAGTATGGCGAAATGGATAACGGCGGCTTCACGAGTCGCTTGACTGACCTGATTTTGGTTGGCGCCGCCACCTCTTCAACACTCGACTTGACAAACGCTGTCGAGGTCGTCGCTCGCGACGGAGAAGGTGGTACACTCCAGGAATCAACACAGGACTGGTCGCTCAGCGCAGACGGCTTGATCCAGGTGGACGACGATGCCGGTGTGAGCTTGCTCGACTTGGCTCGTAACAAATACTACGTGATCGTAAAGTTCTCAATTGACAAGAACGGAACGACCACAGACTACTATGGACAAGTGCTGCTCGACTCAGTGAGCTTGTCTGGCGGTGTTGACGAGATTGCCACGTACAGCGTGAGCATGACAGGCGTCGACGACCTCTTGAAAGCATAATAACCAACATGGGGCGGCGGGAAGGTTCGTCGCCCCTTTTTTAACACCAACCACATGCAAACGATTAAAGGCGAATTCACGTTCACTCTCGGAAAGAAGAAGTACAACGCATCTCTTAGTCTCAACGCATTGCGCATGATGTGCAATGCATTCAAGATCAAGCTGGGTGAATTGGACAAGTGGCTAGAAGAAGACTCACTTACCGCCATCCCAGCTTTCGCATACTACGGAGTGAAGAACGATTCAGCTCGCAAAGGCAAGGACTCCGGTCTGCCTGATTTTGAGCAGTTCTGTGCCTTGGCTCTTGAAGACGGCGACACCCTGGAGCAGATGATGACGGCAGTCACTGAAGCCCTGGGCGGACAAGACGACGACAAGGGAAACTCATAACCCCTCGCGACGGCGGGGGTGCCCAGGGAGAGGGAGAGGAACTTTCTTGGAAGGTCTTACTGAAGACCGGGCTCATGATGGGGTTGACCCCGGATGAGTTTTGGGCGCTAACTCTTAGGGAGTTCGCCTACCTCCGAGAAGGATTCATGTTGAGGCAGAGCATCATGTGGGATCACACCTCATCTGTGATGGCGCTGCTCGCCAACGTGAACTCTGCAAAGGGCAAAAAATTCGAGCCGGATGATTTCCATCCGTACACAACTAAGTCTAATCAGGGAGTGCGCACCAAAGAAGAAGCACAAGCACTCCTGGAGAAAATGAAAAACTTCAGCTAATGGCAAGCATTGTAGGAGCCAGTCGGTTAGCAGCGATACTTACGCTGGACATCAAACCGTTTGTTCGCAACACGGAGATGGCGATGTCCAAGCTGGAGAAATTTCGGCAAACCTCGCAATCCCTCGCCTCGACCCTTGGTCGCGGGCTTGGGGTTGCCATGGGCCTTGTGGCAGCCTCAGCAGTACGTGTAGCTGCTGAATTCAATAAGGTAGAGAGCCAGCTCCGCGCCGTAGGAACTGGAGACAACATTGACAGCATCGTAGCCAACGCCAAGCAGCTTGGTATTGAGACGATGTTTACGGCAACGGAAGTTCTGGAACTGGGTCTTGAGCTGAAGAAGCTCGGCTTCAACGCGGAAGACACTAACTCCGCTCTTACAACGGCGGTAAAGGTTAGCCAAGTGTTTGGCGGATCGCTGAAGCAGGTAGGTACTTCCATCGCGGAGACACAGCGGCAGTTTGGCAACCTTCGTTCCTTTGAAGAGATCGGGGACATCTTCGCCGTCGCCTTCCAGCAATCAGCCCTTGACAGCACAAACCTTGCAAGCGCGCTGAAGAACGTAGGTTCCGTAGCAAACATTGCGGGATACAGCCTTGAAGAGACTGTTGCGCTCTTGGGCTTGCTCGCGAACTCTGGTCAGAAGGCTGGTATTTCAGGTACTCGTTTGAAGAATGTGATCCTGAACCTAGGAGATGAATTTGGGTTTACAGGAGACGAGCTTTCGGTCCTTACCGCAGGAAGTCTTGACATCGCTCAGATCTTTGAGATCCTTCACAAGAGAGCTGGTGTTGCGGGTGCGGTTATCAGTGAGATGGGCCTCGAGTTCTACAACCTTGTTGTTCGACTTGAAGATGCGAATGGTGCTCTTGACGCCATGAACGATGGGCTGGAAGATAAACTCTTCATTCAGCTCGAAAAGAATAAGAACGCAATCCAGTCCCTGGGCAGGACACTCGGTGATGGGCTGACCCCATACGTGACTGCGCTCGCTACTGGGCTTAGCGGCGTCGCTGAGGACTTTGAAAAATCTAGCGCCGGAACGAAAAGATTGACCGCTCGCTTTGTGGCTCTGGGGGTAGCTATCCCGATCCTCACGGCGGCCATTTCTGCGTTTGTATCCGGCCTTGTGTTTGCTTTCAGCGGACCAGTGGGTATTGCTGTTTTAGGGCTGAGCACTCTTGCTTCACTATTTATCAACGCGAAGCTCAACGCAATTGAAGCCGCTGGTGCTTTTGACGGATTGTCGCAAGCCATCCAGACGTTTAACGAAGTTCAAGCAGAAACGGGTGGAGACCTCACCCTGCGATCTCTTCCTCAGCTTGAAAAGCAACTGGAAGACACGAACAAAGCGATTGACAGACTTTTCGCAACAGCGAGCGATCAGGGTTTCACTTCATTCCTTGTTGGTACAGGTCAAAGCGAATTCCAGGCAGCAGAAGCTCTCGCCAAAGAAGGGGCGTTTCTTGGTGCGATCACCACTGAAGAGTTCGCAAAAGCTCTTGGAGACGTAAATAAGGCTCAATTAGAATACAACGATCTCAAGCGTATCCAAGCAGATCTGGAGGAGGCTGTATTGAAAAAGGAGGAGCTACTCGCTCAGGAGGCGCAAAGGAGACTTGAATTCGCTCAAAAGACAGGGGACACCCTTATCGGCCAGCAGGAATCTCTTGCTGCTATTGAAAAGGACTCTGATAAAATCAAGGACAATTTCAAGAAAGCTTTCGCTGTTTTTGGGGAAGAGACCAATAACTTTGAGAAGGTAGCCGGGATCATCAACCAGATCAGCAGTGCAAAGCTTACTGATATATTTAGCCAGGGTCTTCCAGGTAATGTTTCGGGTCTTTTGGCTTCGGGTGATCTTGACGCTCGAATCAATCTTGCCGAATCCCTGAGCGATGAGTTTACCAAACTCGCCATCCTTGCTTCACAGAAAGGTCTAGAGGGTACAGCGGCTGCCCTGAACAAATTTGCTGACGATTTCAAAGCAAAGCTTGAATCTCTCAACCTTCAGCAAGCGCTTGAGGACGCAACTGGAAAGCGCAACCAAGCTGACGCGACTACTGCGCTTCTGAAAGACCTTGGCATCTACGACTTAGAGCAGTCACTCAAAAAGCAGCTCAGCGCAGCAAAGAAGGAGCTCGACGATCTTCTCGACACAGGCAGCGAGGATCCAAGAGTGGTGGCAAGGCTTAAGGAGCTTCAAGAAGAAATCAAAGCGCTCAACCTTGAGCTCAACACCGCACAAGCGCAAAAGAAACTCGATGCACTTCTTAATCCTGACGGGGCAGTAACTGCCGAGGACGCATTCGCAGCGGCAACTTCCGCAGTTTCTACAGAAGGGTTTACTTCAGCAGACGAACTAGATAAAAAGGCAAGGCAACTGAAGACGACCTTCATTGGCCTTTACGACCTCTTAAACCCAACTGATCCAGACGCGGTTTCTGTAGGCACTCAGGAAGCCTTGGACAGGGTCTTGGAGCGATACAAGACCACTATCGGTGAGCTTGAAAAGGAGCTGAACAAGAATGAGTTTAGGGAAGCGATCAAGCAATTAGATCAGTCTGATGAAATCCTGAAGATAGACAAGCAGCTTGGCTTGCTTGATCGTGATGGAGCCCGTTCCGCTGAGATCGCAAACCTAACCTCCCGCATCAGGCTCTTGGCAACAGCTCCTGACGGAATTGACACGGGGGGCTATGACGATTTGATCGGAAGACTTCGCACACTTCAAGAAGAGGCGAAGCAGGTTCAGAATGCGCAAGCCCTGGTATCGTTCTTCAGTCAACAGGTAAGCTTCTTGGGTGAGGCGTTTGTGTCAGCAGCAAGGGACGGCGCCGACTTCTGGACAACTTTGAAGGAAAGTTTCTTGAACACGTTTTACGCATTGGTCGCGAAGCTCGTTACGCTGATTGCGCTGTACACAGTTCTCGCCATCGTCTCTGGCGGAACAAGCGCGGCATCCGGTGCGGCAGCAGAAGCTATCGACGGGGGGTTTGGAACCTTCTTGGCTGAGGGTCTTACCGGTCTTGACCTTAGAGGCGCACCGGTCCCATCTACAAGAAGCGCCTCTGGAGGTGGTGGTGGTGGTGGCGGCACCGTGCGTGTCCAGGGCGTCGTTTCTGGAGACAACATCGTAATCATGAACAAGCGAGGCTCTCACGCCTTCGACCGTACATTTGGATAATGGCTTTTTACACCATATTTGAAGGCACACACTGCGACTCGTCAGGGCAAGAGTGGAGCTATGTGATTGGGTCCAGAAACCTGGTTACGGGAGCGGCTGTATCTCCAGAGATGATTGCCCCAGGCATTCAGATCAACTGGGACGGAGATAACCTCAACTACACAAGGGCGCTCACGGGATCTTCTTGCGAGGTCAGCTTTCTGCTAGACGAAGGTCAAAGGGCCAGAATGGATATGATGCTGATCTACCCAGAGGGTACGGTAGGCATCCTTGTCTTCAAAGGCACAAACAAGACGACAAAAGGCGGTAGCCCAACATTGGAATGGGCTGGTCACCTTCTGCCCGAGACAGTGGGCTTCCTGGTCGAGAACGAGCTGCACACAATGTCAATGACATTTACCTGCGGTATCGCGACCTTGAAACACTACGATTTTGCCAGTAGTCGCGGAGACAGGTACATTGAGGATCGTGCCAATTTCGAAAGAATCCTGTTCAGAGCGTTCCAGAAACTACCTTCATACTCTCTTATCAGAGCATACGAGTACGAAAGAGCTGGTGACGAGGGGCCGCAAGGTGATTGGTTGTGGCTAAGGGATATTGGCCTTCCAGTCCCCCTAAAAGACACTGCTAATCCCGAGCCTTGGGAATACACCGAGGGTGTTCTTCATCACCTCTACGTTCACAGCGACACCTTTACGATCAGGAAGGAGAGGAAGGAGCGGCACAGGGAGATCTACGAGGCCCCTGGGTCAGTCAACACTTACGATGTCGTGGAGGACATTTGTAAGTGCTTGGGGGCGACAATTATGTGGTCGGGCCAGGGTTGGGTGATGTTTAACAGGACGTCTTTTTATCACTTCGCGGACAATGTAGAAGATCTAAAGAGCAACGTCCACTACATCAGCTACGATCAGAGCACATCGACCGGATTTGAGATCAATGCGTCACAGGACGTTTACGGAGATGACGAAATAGACCTTAGTACTAGGGGTCAGTTTTCAACCGATGTCTACACGGCTGAGAGGGACAATGAGACACTAGCTGGGGCTACAGAAGGCCGAACCCTCACCCTTGGCGGTGCCGTCATGACACATGAAGACGCTCCTGCCGATTGGATCATTGCCGAAGGCATGGCTAGAGAGGGTGTTCCACCGTCACCGGGTCTCAGCGGCAGTGCCCAGACGGCTATGAATAACGGTGCCTTCAATATCCCCAACAGACCGTTTAATCAGCTTGATCAGTATTCCCACAACCGTAATTACCGTCAGGAATACATCTTTGATTTCAACATCTACAACCGAGAGGATTACAACAGCAACTACGATTACCCCAACCACACACTGAGGAACGAGATCAAGTTTTACAACCCTGATTTTCTCTTTGGATTCCCGAAAAGGACAGCTAGCCAGATCTCACTCCAAGGCGGTCAGGATCTTCAGTACATGCTTGAGGGCAGCGTATCGTTCAGGCATTGGAAAGTCCCTTTCCTTGACGGAAACCAGCGCTCTGCATTCTGGATCGGCGGCAGACTGGTCTTGAGGACCGTCATTGAGGTTCGCGACACCGGTGGAACGAGTTACAGGCTCGCTCGGATCGCTCAAACAGAAGGCTCTCCATACGCCAATGATGTAGACACCTACTTCCCCGCAAACGAGGTTTTCCCCTCAGACACAGGGGACTACAGGCCCCTTGGGTACAGCGAGCTGAAGTGGGTTGATAGTAGTGACGGCTTCTACGGAGCGGCTTTCTTCGAAATCATCCTGCCTCACGAGGACAATATGCAGGAGGATTCGGAGATTCAGACGATTCCAGGCACGTTTACGCCACTCGAAAGCAGCGCATACTGGGACAACGCAGAACAACCCATGTACGGTGGTTTCTGCCATGAGTACAACGAGGAGGATGACCAACTCGTCGCAAACAAAGACACGGTGCAGGGCGCTCACCTGCACTACCAGTTCATGGAAGACATCGCCTTCCCGCTGCCTGGCGACTCATCGACGACTTTTGATCGAGTCATCATGTCGTATCGACTGGATCTAAGGGATAGGGATGGATCTGTCGTGTGGAGATCTGGCACTGACTACCCAACCAATCAGACTACTCCAATCTGGCCTGACACCACGAATGTTCAATGGCCGCACTTCTACTTCCCCAAGAAGATGGTCTTGAATAAGGCGTGTCTTCGGGTGAATTCCGGAGAAAAAGGCTCTTTGGTTACGCAAGCCACGGGAGCTGGGGGATTGGAAGTTTTGAATATCGGATCATCCAGAATCGGATCTCGATCACAGAGCCAAAGAACCCTTGTGACAGGTACGATTTCGTCAGGTGTTTACGAGACCAGCGGATCATTCAACACCGGAGGCGAGACCCCAGCTCTGGATGGCTATGGATTTGAGAATTTGAGATGGGAGCCGTGGGGCAACAGGCTAGAGGATGATAACTCAAACGTGATTGGCCCGAACGTGCCCCACTACACCAGCCTTCATAAGCTGGTGTGCCAAGAGTACCTTCATGTCTATGGCATGACCAGAAAGTCTTTTGCAGGTCAAATAAAGTCTTACAACGAGGCTGGATCTGACTTCTACCGGCCATATCAGATCTTCCGAACAAGCAAGTACGAGACCAACGACGCCTTTGGAAACACGGTGTTCTACAACATCATGTTCGTTAGGTACAGTTGGAGCATGCTTGAGGGTAGTAGTTACGAAGGCATCCTGCTCGACATAGACAGGGAACCCAACCTCGATTCTGAAGATTTTGACAACGGAACAGGCGGTAGTACGGGTGGAAATGGGGGTAAACCAGGCGGTTTTAGCGGCCCTTACGGCTTCACTTTTGGCATAAGTGGTGACATTGACGGGATCACTGGCGACATTGACGGTCTCACCAATGATGTGTCTGGCATCAAGGACGTCACCGATTTCATCACGGTTACTGGCGACGTAGACCTCGACGATGTAGTTGACCTGACAGGCAAGCTACAGACTCTTCCGGATACTTCGTCTACCAACGTACTCCTGCAACTGCGTACAGATGGTAATTTGTCGGTATTGGCAGACGGAACTAGCGGCCAGTTCCTAAAGACGGATGGGTCTGGAAACTTCACGTTTGACACAGTTTCTACTTCAGATACGGTTCAGATCGCCTCTCGCTCACCACTGATTAACCTAACCACCGGACGAAGCTACTACTTTGGCGACACCTCCACCGGCTGGGAGGGCAGTTACGTCAGGAATCAAACGACAATAACCTCTATAGGCGCCGGTTTTTCGAACTGCGGAATCGTGTGCCCCAAGGCGCTAACATCGCTGTCCTTCATGGCGAACATAAGGTCTGTGAACAGAACAGACGCCCTCACCGTCAAGGTGGCCAAGGGAGCTAGGCCAGATGGGACTACGAGTAACATCACACTGACGGAATTGGGGTCGGACACAATCACTGTGAGTCAGCTTTACCGATTCTACAAGATGGACATTGACGTCACGGGCATCAGTGTAAAGAAAGGAGACTTGATTTTCCTCTTCTGGTACAGAGATGGGGTCAGCGTGAGCGCCGCAAACTACTACACAACTTGGACACTACAAGGCAGCTAAAATCATGGAAACAGAAGCAATCATAGCGTTGATTGGGCCCCTTGTGGCCCTTGTGGGAGTATGGGTGTCGCTCAATAGCGAGGTGGCCAAGCTCAAAGGGCGTGTGTACCGCCTTGAAAACGACCAAAGCGAGTTAAAATTGATGTTGAAAGAGTGCGTTGAAGGGATCAACGAGCTCAAGATACTACTCGCTAAAAAAGGCATGTGATGAGAACCATCAAAACAATCGTCGTCCACTGTTCAGCCACGCACGAGGATATGGACATCGGCGCAGAAGAAATTAGAAAATGGCACGTAGATGAAAGAGGTTGGACGGATATTGGATACCATTTCGTCATTCGCAGAGACGGCTCGATCGAAGACGGTCGCCCGCTTGACCAACCTGGCGCCCATGTTCAGGGTCACAATTCCAATTCGATCGGTATATGCTGGGTGGGTGGCACTTCGAAGGCGAACGGTCGACCGCAAGACAATCGGACGGCTGAGCAAACGTCTGCTCTCTTTAATCTCATT